TTCCCTGGCCACGATACTTCTTTCTTCCATGGGACGGTTTTGAATGTGATCCATTCCCCTGACGTGTCTTTTTTGGCTTGCTAGGAACGAAATTCTGTCCGTTAAGTGACTTAGCCATCAGATTCCATCAGTTGAATCCAAGTTTTGATACTTAAGAGCTAGGCCAGTGAACAAGCCATATTGAGGATGACTGATCTGGTCACGGCCATCCAAGAAAAACAGCTCCTCAAGCCACAACGTCCGAGCAGTCATTGCCTGCACATCTTCCGCTCCAGGCTTAGAAGCGATCATCGGATCAGGGCGTTGCATCATCACGAGGGTTGATCGCTAACAGGCTATAGCCCATCAGCAGTAGAAGCATCAGGGCTGCAATACCAATCACTCTGCAGCGTTATCAGGGTCAGCAGTCCAGACGTTGTAGCTGCTGCCTTCGATGTACTGCTGCAAAGCTTCGACGCGACCAAAGTCTGCATGAGGCGCTGTGTCACCAACGTCAGCAGTTGCTTCAATAGCAGTGATCATCGTTCCACACTCAGTGCGGATGGTTTGACGCCAAGTCTTCCAATCAGCGTTCATCGTGCTGCCACGCTCTTTGGCTTTGATGACGCGCCAATCAGAAGGCTGCAGCAGCTTGTTTGCTGTTTCTTTGGTCCTGGCGATCCAAAGGGTCTTCAGATCGGTGTAGGTCTTGGGAAGCAGATTGCCGTCAGCGTCATAACCCCAATAGAACTTTTGGTTCCAGCTAGAACTTTCGGCTTCCCAGACAATGCCAAGCTCTGCGCGATCCTGCGCAGTGCTCAGTCGCAACCAGTTGGCTGGATACTGAACATCGTTGTGTTCCCAAGGAACATCGAGAGCCAGCGTGCGATCACCAAGTTTGTAGGGCATGGTTCTGGACCGATGAAGTGAGTTTAACGAGCAAGCCCGCCATTAGCTTGGAAGGGGTTTTCAGCGAAACAGGCCCATATTATGGTGTTACCAGACGTTAGTGAAACTCTAAATTTAAAACCGTTTGATAAAAAATCTATGTTTGATGAAGAGCCTTCGGCGCCGCTGGTATTAGCAAACAAATAGTCGTCCATTACGTTGTAAGTATTTCTTTTAGAATCAAATATCGCCCAATTGCCAGTTGTGTTCGTGTAGCGGTAAATTATAAATGCGGGCCTAAAACCTGTATAAGCAAAAGCCCCATCAGCACTACCATTAGTAGTAAGCGAACCAAACGCGCTATAGCCTGCAACAGGAGCAAACGAGAGAGCAACTATTTGCAAATTAGGCCCCACAATTAGTCCTGCTGGGTATGTAAAAACACTAGAAGTGGGCGCAGTCGTAAACTGATTTGATCCCGCTGCGCTGGTGTCATTTAAGTTAATGAAAGGCTGACCTAGGCTTGCGTGGTATACATACCAGTTACTGCCATACGGGAACTTATGGATTACAAATTCAGGAGCAGCATTTAATCCGTGCCCATAAGTAAACTGTGCAGACGGAGATGGGGTGTTAAAAGTAGCAATACTGAATCCAGCCGTTTGATTTGCTCTGACCTGCGAAGTTTGGCTGCCGTCAGTGTTGCTGACTGTTGACGTTCCAGCGTCCCAGCACCACGCTACATAAGTACTGCCAGAGCCATTGGTTGAGCCGGTTGGAGAAACATTTGTGCCTAAGCTAAAACCATCGCTGTTAAAAGAAGTTATTCCAGTAGTGCTAGTCTGCTCCGCACCTGTAGTAGAGGGAAATAATTGCTTGTCTGTGCCCCTAACAGAATTAGTTAAAACATGTTGACCAGAACCGTTTCGGCGTTTAATCCAAACAACATCAGGTGCCGACCCAAAACTTAACCCGGTGATTGACTGATTTGCACCTGTGCCAGAGTATAAAAGAGTATCAAAGTAATCCGAACCGTCGGGAATTGTAGGGGTTGGAAGTGACGCAGTATTTAAAGCCTTAAAACCTGAGGGTGCTGAATAGGCGAAACTCCTTTGCCCCCAGTTTGCAATAAGTTTTGCAGATAAACGTCCACCACCTTGCGCTGGTGATGCAGCCCCAGCATACGGCCCTGCTACGAAAACATAGCCACCGCTATAAGTAAGACTGCTGTGGTCTGGATTGTTGCCAGCTGCGGGATCGCCCGTTCCGCCAGCATTTGTAAGGTAAGTGCCATTTTTTGCGCACCAGAGTTTTCCCGAATCGGCATCGAATGCCAAAGAAAGAATGTCTCCGTCAGCAAGCGTAATTCCGCTATAGGTGTATGTATTCGAGCCGTTTGTGCGTGTTCTGAAAGCGGTACTAGAGCCAAAAAATCCAAAATCTTTTGCTGTGCCAAACGGATCACTTCCTGATTCAAAGTCACGATCAGTTTGGCTAATGCCAAAACGCATAAAATTACTGCCATCACCCTGTGCATTTATATTTTCGATGTATTGAAACTCTGCGTACCATTTCCCGCTTGTCATTGCGATCGTTGACGGGATGGTGGCGTATGAGCTAATGGTTCCACTCTCGGCTTCTAGATTTCCGTTCAGAAGCTCCTGATGCTGCCCGCTAAGTGGGTTCCAGGTCGGGTAGTTCCCTGAAACTTCTCCACCGACCCCTGTGTCTGACTGCGTGCCGTTTGTTGGTACGTCAAACAAAACGTCAGTATTAGGGGCAGTAACGCCAACACTCGCAGCACTCATCGTGATGGTTACATTGCCGCCATCGCTTGTTTTTGTGCCGCTGCTAGCAATATCGTCGAGCGCGTCATAGAACGCCAAAGTACCGCCAGAACCTGCAGCTGCGTTCATGGTTGAAATATCAGGCACTCCCGTAGTCGGGGGCGTTCCACCAGTCGTGATCCGCAAATGCGCTATTTCAAAAGCACCAGAACCTGTGCCTCGTATTTCGTTTGTAACTTCAGAGCCCGTTGAAACGCTACCGCCAGACGAGTTGGTAGCGATTAGAGATCCATCAACATACAGGCTTGTACTTGAACCTGTAGTCGTAAGGCGAACAAAGTGCCATTCACTATCGTTTAACCCAGTGCTACTAAAAGTCGTCCAGCCTCCATTGTAGTTACCAAACAACAAGCTTGACCCTGAAGTGCCTAAGTTCCACTGGTCGCCGCTCATTTTTGCCATGTAATTATATGTTCCGTCTGTAGTAATTCTCACGAAAAACTCATAAGTCAACGTGGTGGTATAAGTAATCGGAAAAGAAAACGTTTTACTCGTGCCCACAATTTGAGCAGCTTTTGTTATTCCAAAATTACCTAATGCGGTCAGATTGTTAACGGAGAAGTCATTGTCATTGCCGCTGGAGTCATTGCCGACACCGCTTTCATTGGCGAAGTCGAAAAGATGGAATCCGTTCGTTCCAAATGACCCGCTATAGGCTGCCGCTTGCCAGACGCCGTTATCGTCATACGCTCCAAAATCTGTCTTATCTTTTGCTTCACCGTCAATCCAATAAAAATCAGCAAGTTGATAATCACAGAGCACATTTGTGTTGTATCTACCAATCTGCTGAGCAGTTGTGCTGTTAAAAAGCCAGTCAGATGAGTCTGGGCCGATCGACGTGCTAAAAGTTTGAGCAACACCGTTTACCCAAACATTTATGCCAGTGCTTCCATTTTGCGAAACGACAATGTGATACCACGCGCTGGGATCTCTAAATTTTGCATTTGTGATGCGGTGGGTTTTATATGAGCCAGGATAGTTGTAAATTTCAAGATGATTATTGCCGTTAATTTTAATTAGACTGTCATTGGTGCTGCTTGCGTAAGAGGTAAGAATATGGTGAGTAGTGTCTAGCTTGTTTAGCTTAATCCAGCAAGAAAGTGTCCAAACTGTTTTATTTCCATTGGACGATGGAGTGCGGTTGAGATATGAAGAATCATCTGTATTGAACCGAACGGATTTGATGGGTCCTGCTGCAGCAGCATCAGCAGCCGCCGTGAAAAACAGCGGGCTTGCACTTCCAGGAATACTCATGACACGTTCAGCAGCGAAGTGACCGTAATACGGGTCGAGCTTTCCACATAGTAGGCAAGAACATCAACAGCACTAGCCGTTGTTGTCAGAGTCGGTGCCGTCCCACCAGCAAACTTGTAGATCGAGTTGTATGCAAGCGTGCGGCTACCCGTTGAGTCTTGCGTCACCACAATCACACCAGACTGACCAGCAGTTGTGTTTGTTGGAGCGCCTAACGTTCTGTTGCCCGCAAGCGTCACGCTAAAGTTGTTACCCAAGCTCAGGTCAACAGCAATCGTCGCTGCATCGGTCAAAGAAACAACGCTGCCACGCTGTGCTTTGGTGAAGGTCTGAGCAACAGCAAGGCCAGCGACAGTTGTCGTTGCATCAGGCAGCGTGATCGTGCGATCTGCTGTTGGATCGGTAACTGTCAGGGTCGTTTCATTCGCATCAGCAGTAGCACCCTCAAAGATGATGCTGCCGTTGAAGGTGGCGTTACCAACAAACGTGGTGGTGCTATCAAACGTCGCTACGCCCGTAACGTCCAGCGTTCCAGGGATGTCTACATTGCTGGTGAACTCAACACCAGTGCCAGCAGAATCGGTCTGCAGCAATTGACGGGCAGTACCGTTCGCAAGCTTGCTAACTGCAATCTCTGCACTCGCGCTGATATCTGCGTTGGCAATCGTGCCATCCAGAATCATCGTGCTGGTAACACTACCCGTGTCACCAGTCGTCACCACCGTTCCAGTGACATTCGGCAGCGTGATTGTGCGGTCAGCAGTCGGATCAGTAACCGTCAGCGTGGTTTCAAACGAGTTGTCTGATGAACCCTCAAATGACAATGTGGCGTTCTGACCCAGCGCCACCGTTCCAGTAAACGATGGGCTAGCACCGCCAACCTTTTCGGTATCAAGCTCTTGCAGTGCAGCCTGCACATCCGTGCTGCTGATGTTGCCAGCCGCAACAACAGAAATGTTGCTTGCCGTCTGACCAGCAATAGCGTTAGACACGTCAATCAACTGGAACGTTGAGCCCGTTCCAAGTGAAATCAGCATGTCTGGTGGTGCCAGAGCAACTGCTGGTGCGTTGCCTGAACCCGTTCCAGACGTGTCAACAACCACGTAGTAGTTGAGGTTGCCAGTAGCAGGATCTGGCAGTGCCGAGCCGTCGGTAAAGCCAGCAGCAGAACCAGCAGTTGTGACGCTGCTCAGCGTATTAGTGCTTGCGTCATACGTTCCAGCATTAACAAGGTTGCCGCTGATAACCGTGATCGGCAGGAACGATTCGCCCGTATAGATATAAAGGTCTTCGTTTTTCTCGTCGAAGAAGAACTGACCCTTAAAGTCACCATCAGGGAAGACAACGACGTTATCGGTTGCACCCGCACCACCAAACTTGGTGATTGAAGAGTCAGCTAACTTTGCTGCCGTAACAGCAGCATTAGCGAGGCGTGCAGTTGGGAATGTTCCCGAAGTTGTCTTGGATGCATCAAGGTCTGGGATGTCAGCAGCAGCAAGATTGACTGCACTCGTAACGTGACCCTGAGCGTCAACAGTGACCTTTGTAAAGGTGCCAGCTGTGGTGCTGTTGCTGTGATTCAGCGTTCCACCAGACGCAACTTCTAGACCCGATCCAGGGACAACAGCACCCTTCGCGCTAGACGTTGCTTCGGGCAGATCGCTTGCTGCAATAACTCGACCAGCAGTGATCAGACCGTTGGCGTCATATTGAACAAGGTGATGCTCAGTTGTTTCTGCCGTGACGGTGTTATCAATCTGAATTTCATCGTTGCTCAGTGTCAGGCCATTGCCGTTGACGGCAACAGCGCCCTTTGCTGACGAGGTTGCAGTCGGCAAATCACCGCTTGCAATCGCTCGATAGCTGACCGCTCCAGATGCAGACGTAGGACCAGCAAGAAACTGTGCGCCTGCGCTGGTGTTATCTAGTGATGGCGTGATCGTTACTTCATCACCGCTGGTGCTGATGGTGATATTGACGATGCCGCTACTGGTGCCGACAACAGCATTGACCGAACCAGCACCTTTAACCGATTGCCAAGCGGATCCGTCCCAGATGTAGATCTTGTTGTCATCGGTATCCAGCGCAAGCTGGCCCGTGTAACCACCAGATGCCGGAAGCGTTGTGACTAGATCACAAGTCGCTTCGTTAGCGATCTTTGCTGCCGTGATTGCATCGTCAGCAATCTTGGCTGTTGACACACCAGCATCAACCAGTGCCGTGCCAGCAACCTCACCCGTTCCGAACAGGATTTTTGCTCCGGGGATGCTGTCGTCAGCAATCAGGTCAACGCCGTTCTCGATAAGAGCGCCAACCGTCAGTTTTTTGGTTTCGCTGGCGCTAGTATCTACGACAGCAACGAGGTCTCCGGTAGCGAGAGCGGAGCCGGTGAGCGAATTAAGCTCACTAATCTTGCGATCAGCCATTAGCGGGGCTCCTAGTCCTCGTCACTATCTAGATCCAGGCTAGCAGTGTCGTCTTGTTCAAGAACGACTTCATCGCCACCCTCGGTAAGGGTAGTGTCGGCAGTCTCAAGGTCCATACGGATTTGAATTTCGCCGGTAGTAACGAAATCAGCGGTTATCTGGACCGTATTGTCTGGGGCGAATTGGACAGCTGCTGCAGTAATAATGCCATTTGCTTGATACCAAATCTCATCATTTGAGCGAGCCGCAACACCGCTTGGGTTGTAGTCTTTAACCTTTAAGTAAAATCTGCCTTCAAAGTTGCTACCAACTCGAGTTCTTAGCGCAAGCTCCATCATGTAATTTGGCAGCTCATTGGTTGTGTCGCCGGTATATTCCCAGAACGCACTGATTCTTCCTGAGCCAGAAATTAACGTGTTGACTCTGGTCCTGAACTCATCTGACAGCGAGGTCGTGTCAACAGTTTCTCGTTCAGTGTTGATCTCAAAGCTATTAACTTGCGCGATTACACGGTGGCTTGCGTTTTTGACCTCTACTTCGACAGGGATGTCATCTCCAGGCGCTGCAAGCGACGTTGCGTTGGTTTTGCCGCCAGCCACTGCGTTAGCAAAGCTGTCGTAAAGCCTGATCCCGTCTAACTCGTCAACATAAATAAACTTTTTTACGCTTGAATCTGTATAGCTGTCGATGAAGTCGAGAGCACTGTCATCTGTGCTTGTAATCTCAATTTGATCGCCAGTCAGCAACTGCCCATGGTCAAAATCAAAGCTAAAACGCTTTGCTGTTGCGTTCACGTCGTCAGCTTTGATTGTTGCAGACAGCGCCCCACCATCGAAAGCACGCTTTAGCTCAACCTTGCCGTGCGTTCCAAGATAAACCGTCATGACCCGATGGATGCAGTGGCAAGAGCGCCAGTTCCCTGGAACGCAATTTCAGCCCTAACAATGTCACCAGTTGCTGCGCCAATGTTCGCGCTAGTGACATACGCCGTTAGTTTGATGTCATTGTTGTCCGTTCCATCAACCCATCGAAACGTCAACTCAACCGTGTCGCTTGAACTGACTCCATCCGTGCCGGTTTTAATCAAACTGCTCAATAAATCCGACGTGTTGACATTGTCGTCGTCGTCCTTGTAATACAACAACGTTGCGCTGCCGGAATAACCCGTAACACCGGGGCTATAACTCCTTACTCCATCCCCGAGGGTCGTGGTTTCAAGCGTCTCCAAATTGCTGGACACAGCAAAGTTGACGACCTTGGCAAGGGTCGTTCCAGCAAGCTGCATTACGCCATCTCTGCCGGTGTAAACCTTTGCCATCA